AACTACGCCACCGACCTGCCCCGTGTGGATGTGAAGGGTGAGCCCACCACCGTCCCCGTGAAGTCCATCGGCGACAGCTACGGCTACTCTGTCCAGGAGATGCGGGCCTCCCGTATGGCCGGCAAGTCTCTGGATGTTCGCAAGGCCGAGACCGCCCGCTACCAGATTGACCGCCTGACCAACATGATCGCCTGGAAGGGCGACGCCACCGCCAAGCTGCCCGGTGTCCTGGATGAGAACAACGACATCCCCGTCTTCACCCTCCAGGCCAACGCTCAGAGCAAGGTCTCCTGGAAGGACAAGACCGCCGATGAGGTGCTGGCTGACATCAGCGCCATGCTTCAGCAGGTGAACGCAACCACCATGAACGTGGAGCACCCGGACTACCTGGCGCTGCCCAGCGATACCTATATCGCCCTGTCCACCAAGCGCATCCCCGACACCAACAGCACCATCCTGACCTTCCTGAAGGAGAACCTGCCCGGCATCAAGGACATCGTTTCCTGCGCCGAGCTGAACGCCAACGCCGTCGATACCAACCCCTATGCCAAGGCTTCCGGTGGCAAAGGCGTGGCTCTGCTCTACACCAAGGACCCTGAGAAGCTGGCTATCGAGATCCCGATGCCCTTCTACCAGCACCCCCTCCAGTATGAGAAGCTGGAGACCATCGTGCCCTGTGAGTCCCGTGTGGTCGGTGCCATGATTTACTACCCGCTGTCCGCCCTGATTGCGGTCGGCGTGTCTGAGAACTGAGGAGGAGTCGAGTATGAATATCACCAATAAAGGCAAGAAGATCGTCAACATCGGCGAACTGGCGCTCCTGCCTGGGATGACCGCCCCGCTGCCTGAGTCCTATGAGGGTAACCCCGTGGTGGGCTTCCTGATTGAGCGGGGCACTCTCTCCTGCGACCAGCCCTTTTGCTCTTCGGCGCCCAAGGCCCCCTTGATTGATGATGCCTCCGATGGCGCTGATGAGGGGGCGGCCACCACTTCCATCGAGGAGCAGGTCAAGGCCGTCAAGAAGATGAACCGGGGTGAGCTGGACACGGCCTGCGCCGAGCACGGCATTGAGGTTGAGGACAGCGACACCATCCCCACCCTCCAGAAGAAGCTCATCGCCAAAATCCAGGAGGGCTAAGACATGGATGACAGCAAGGCTCTCGGCATCCTGCGTACCATAGCGCCGGAGTTCAAGGCTGTCAGCGATGATGAGGCCCAGCAGTTCTTGGCGCTCTCCGCCCCCCTGGTGAGCCGGAAGAAGTTCGGGGAGCTGTATGACCAGGCTGTGGCGCTGCTTGCGGCGCACCGGATGAAGCTGGCCGGGTATGGAATATCTGTCGTAGGTGGCTCCGCCTCCAGTGGC